ATCGGGTCTAAGGCACCTTCATGCACTATCATAGCGGGATTGAAATCATCTTCATCTTCATACTTCTTACCTGTTGTATCGTAAGCAGACAAGGTAAATTCTTGATCTGAAGTTTGACGAAGTATTATGTAATACCTGTCAGGTAACAGGGAAACTAACTCTAGTTTCTTTTCCATTTCTTCTGTATCGCTCATTTTTTATACCAATCTGTTGGGATGGAGCCTTCAGCCCACTGAAAGCCATGTCGTTCACACCAAGAAGCATACGTTGTCTTGCTGCCCTTGTAAATCTTATTTTGTGCCCGTACAAAAACAAACCGTATGTCTAGTTCAGGATGTTGTTTCTTTATAAGCACCATCTTCACCCTGTCATCTTTTGTGAGATGCCCCTTTGCCTCAACGTATATGTCGCTTTCAGTCAGGTAGAAGTCGGGTGTATAATTACGTGGTTGTGGTATGTATTGAAACTTTATTGTTTCATATTCAAATGCCACGCCATTGTCTGTAAGAGTACGAGCTAGATTCAACTCAAACTGTGATCTGTATCCTGCCTTTTTCAAAACGCTATCCCTATTGAACCTAATCTTTTTGCTGCGTAACTTGCCAGTTTCGGGGACAGTCTTTCTATACTCGTAAGTTCTTTTGTCAATGGGCGTATCGGAACGCATACAATAGCTCCTGACTGTGCTGTTCTGCTTATAATTTGTAACTCTGATTCTATCTTCCTGATGTCACGAGACTCTGTGTCTACATTCAACCCACCAGATTCTGTGTAGTTATTAAGTAAGGTAAGAGGCAGTCCCTTTTCGCTTTGACGAAGTAGGACTACTCTCCTCTCCCCACCATGATTCAAGTTAGATTCAATAAAGACCTGATACATGTCCTTATTCATGCTCATCAACTCAAGATCATATTCTCTTGTAAATAGATAGGGCATCAGATTGATTTCTTTTTTAAGGTAGAGTACCACACTTGTGGTGGGTTCTTTGCTCGTGATGTAACGCGGTCATGTAAAATAGCATTAGGCCAGCAGTGATATCTGTAGCCACACAGATTGCATTCACGAGGCAACAGTTTGTTTCCCGTGTCTATGATTACACCATCTCTCTTGTAGGTTTCAGATTCAGGTTTGTATGGCTTGAATGGTTTTACTTCAGGGTTGGACAGGAAACGAACGCGCTTCTTTGCGTCCTCAAGATACTCTGCCTTGTCATCCTCAGACCAATCAGGAACCTCAACCATAGCCACTTGACCATCAGACTTGTTGACAACGATCCATCCACCAAAAGGTAAACCAACCGATTCAGCATACAAAAAGCCCTGCATGACATAGCCAAAGGGGTCATCTTCCTTAAGCTTGTCATAGCCCCCCATACCTGTAAACTTGTATTTGTATGCCCAATCACTCGCAGACTTGACATCCCAGACTTTCTCCTGACCAAGCTCATCCCGTATGATAACGTCAAGTGTCCCTTTTACGAGCACACCATCTATCGTAAGTTCTACAGCTTTTTGGAAGTCAACTATATCAACCCCTGCCTCTCGCATGATAAGCATGAGAGCGGCTTCTGTGAGATCACCAAAGAAGAATCTGAACAGAGCATTGTAGTCCATCTCCTCTTTGATGCCATGTTTCTCTAGCACCTGTTGACAAAGAGGACGACCCAGCCCTGACATACGTATGCGAAACTCGCCACGATCTCGTG